GTTGTAATCCTGGCACGCCTTGTCGGAGAAGTCGGCTCTGAGAGGAGTCTCATCGCTGGAGCTGACCAGAAGGGGCGGCTCGACGGCGGGATACTCTTCGTAGATCTCGACAAGCTTCGCAGCAACAGGGCACGTCCCGATGTCCTCACCAGACTCGACGAGCGACATGTCAGTAGTGACTGTCATCTCAAGCGCCTGGGATTTCAAGGAATCAATGCACCCATCCACCCCATCGGGAGGCCAGACGTACTGGCTGACGAAAGGAAAGTCTGCGGTCTTCTCACGATCGAAGTGGTTGGGCTCTAGGCCAAGCTTTCTAGCATCGTCGGAATCTAGGACCTCGCGCAAGACAGACAAAGAATCCTCCGACATAGAGCGAGGCTCTGTGTTGGTCTTGTCGTACCCACGCTTGGAGAAGCCGGTCAAAGCGAAAATTGGCTCGCCATCCTTGTTGCAAATGACGTGATTCGGGGAATTTCCCTTCTCTTTCAGAGTTCGGTACTCGATCTCTCCGGAGTCGGAATACTCCCGCATCAAGCTGAAGCTGGGGTGGGAGAGCAACTGATCGAGGTCAGCGCCGTCGAAGCCCTCAACAGCCCTCGGGTCCCTGCGAACCGCGTTGAAGAGCTGGGCGATCTTCGTGTCCGAGAAACGGCGAAAAGGAACCCCATGGGCCTCAGCGATGTCGCTATAAGACCTCAAGGGCTGCCTAACCTCGTCCAATGTCAGATTTCTCTTGTACATGGACTTGACCTCTGAACAGATGGTCCGTCGCTGCCGCCTGTTGTAGAACGGCAGTGGGCTCTCGCAGTACTCGACTGGAGTCTGAATGGGCTTGGGAACTGGGGGAGGAGGAGGCCGATCGGCCTCTGGTGTCTTGATGCCGCCCTGGAGAGTGGAAAGCAAAGTGCTCCAATTCGCAGGAAGGTACTCTGGATCATCCAGATCCGCCTCTGAAGGGGTCTCCGTCTCGGGGCCAACGCTCGTGCCCTCGAAATCGGTCTCGTAGACATAGTCGCTGTCGGAATCAACATCGACAGGCACGACCCTGGCGTCCAAGCCATAGTAGGTTCCACTTCCCTCATAGTGCTCGTAAGCATCGAGGTACTGGTCGTACGAGCTGACCCTCTCATCGATGTGTCTGCGCAAAAGGCGAGGAAGCGAGAG